CCTCAACGCCTGCACGTAGTGCTCGATGCGGTGGCTCTCGCCGATCCGCCACGGCACCGGCAGGGTGATGGTCTTTCCAACATGCCGATAGCCCAAGAACCAAGGCGGCGTCCGGGCGACGAGATCGTCCATCCGCCGGTAGTTAAAGACGTTGGTTGGCGGCGTATCCGGGTTGTAGAGCCAAGCTGGACGCGGTGCAGCGAAGGTGATCGTCTGCGTTTGGTTGTAACCTTCGCTCACGCCGACGATCTGGGCGATGGCACCGCCGAGGCTATGGCCGATAATGAAGTCGACAGGCTGGTGATCCTTGGCCCACTTGCAGACCTTGATCGACTGCCGCAGGAAGCCACGGTGCCAGAAGCCCCGCTTGCCGCTTGCTGGCACCAAGACGGGGTGGCCCCAACACAGGACAATCCGCGCCTGTAAGCGTGGAAGCTTACACACGGAAACGTCGGTCAGCGGGGTGTCGCCGCGATAGTCAGCCTGGATCAGCGTCGCCGCTTCCAGCAGGCGAGTGATCGTGGGTGCGTTCACCGTTGCTGACCGCGATGCTGGATGCCCTCCTGGGGGTCCGGTTGGTGTTTGCGCTCCTGCTCGAATAGCCCCTTGATGATGAACAAGTCGCGCCTGATTTCCTCGATCCGTTGGAGGTTTCGGTCGGCTGTCTCGTGAACGTCCCGTAGCTCCACGATGATCTCGCTTATCGCTGCGCGGTTCTGGTGGAACCGTTCGGTAAACTCGTTCAGTTGCATCTGTTGGGCTATTGTCGTTTCCGACAGGTTCAAGAGCGTGGCCTGAATACTCCCCCACGCCACCGCAATAGTCACCAGCGGCACGGCGAGCGCCAAGGCTACTCCGGCCCAAGCGCCGATACCTAACGGGCTCCGCTCGTCCATCTCTCATCGCAACATCACATAGCAGAGCACATAGAACGGCGGCGGGGTGATGGTGTGAGTGTGCGCGCCACCCATAGGAATATTGTGGGAATGAGCCGCTCCGCCGCCAGCCGTACCGGTGGTCTGGGGATAGTCGTTGGAGTAGTCGGTGATCTCCGTGTAGCCACGTGAACCATGCTGATGCTCGCCACCCATCGGTACGGTGTGGCTATGCGCCGGGATCTGGTTCAGCGTCAGTGTGTGGTTCTCGGTCCTGCCTTGATGGTCGTGTGAGCCGTCCTCACCGGTCCTGTTGGACATCGAGGTCGGCTGACCGCTAGGGACTTTCTGGCCAGCATCGTACAGCGTACCCGCACCGAGGATGAACCGGTCGCGCAGGTCCGGCGTGCCGTTGCTGCCGTCGCACAGCTTCCACACCGTCTTGTTCAGGCTGCTCTCCGACCCGGACCACATGAACACCAAGCCCATGAGGTCGGACTTGAGCAGGATCGGGTCGCCGTTGACGTCCGGCTTCTTATTCTCGCGAAGATGGATGCCCCAGTTGTTAGCGGTGTCCACTTCGTGGCGGATGGTGTTGGCCTGCACGACAGGGGTATGGAGCCCATCAGTAAAATCGCCGACATTACGGATGCGCTTACCATCCATGTCGATGTCGCCGTTCATCACCCCGCCGGCCTTCTGCAGGAACGCCTGCAGCTGCTGGCCAGTCAGCCGGTGCTCGACCCTGGTGCCTGCACTCCAAGAGCGCGCGGCGGTGCCGTTCTGAGCGCGCCGGACGGTGAGCACGTCGCCAGTGCGGCTTGTGCACTCGACAATCTCATGGCTGCCGGTGACGTCGATCAGCGTAGCGTGGAAGATCGTGTTCTCAGCTGCGGCCGGAGCCGGAAACTCGGCCCCCTCTCCCGACTGCACCTGCAGGGCAGTGTTCGTGGCGGTGATTGAGCTTAGGAGTGTCCCGCTCGCGTTGTTGGTGAAGATGAACTTCGGCAACTCACACCCCCACCATGCCGTCGACGTGGACGATCTCGGCGCCGATTATTCCCACGACGTCGTAGGTCACGCCGTCAACGATCCCCACCAAATCGTTGCTGATCAACGGCTGGAGCGAGACTGCCCGGTCAATGGCAATCGAGACAATCTTGCTGGCGTAGTTCGGAACGTTGACCCGTGCTCGATAAGCCCGGCCGCTTTCGCCACCCCAGAAGCGCAGGCGCCACAAGGATGGATCGGCCCCTGCCACCACGAAGTCGATCAAATGCAGCTCGGGATCGTCGAGGGTCATCGACGCTTCCAAGATCGACACCGGCTTGTTGTTGTAGTCGCAGAACCGGACATGGCCGAAGATAACGTCCGGTGGCAGGCCGTCGTCACCGATCTCCTGGACGATCTCACTCTGTCGGCGGGTCTGGTGCATGGTGTGTGCGCCGCCGCCGTAGAGCGTCGAAAGCACCAGCTGGAGCGTGGCTTGGCCGGGCATCAGACACCAAACCTCTGGAAGCGCCAGCCCTGACCCTGGCTGGTATAGGCCCGTAGGGTGTTGGCACGAGCCATGTTGCGCATGTTGAGGTACTGCCGCCAGCGAAGCGTGCCGTCCTTCTGGTCGGTCCACGGACGGTTCGGCAGCATGTTCATGCGCCCCATGACACCGGTTTCGATCGCCGACTGGTGCTGATCGCGGAACCATGTCGGCACGATGATCGACAGCGGCACCAAGCTGACCATCGCCCGCAGCAGCTTGGTCTCCTCGATCGGTGCCACCAGCCGGATCATGCCGGGTGTCGGGCAGAAATAGGCGAACACGTTCGCGTCATTGGCGTAGGTAAAGCCGGTGATCCGATCAACCGGCCAGATCATCCGTCGGCTACCATCCTCCTCACGTAAAGCAATGACCGTGTTGATCTGGGTCATCGAGGCCGGCGTCGGGATGGCGTAGTCGGTGAAGCCATTGGTCAGCTGGAACACCGCCGTGTTCTGCACCCAAGCTAGCCCCATCTGGCAGAAGTCGCGCAGCACCCAGAGCAGGTTCTGCTCGATAAAGTCCTGACCAGCCCCTGGGATCAACGGGATCAGCTGCTCCGGCCACGAGCGCGGAGCATCGGTCGTAGTCGTTGGCGCGGTGAGCCGGCTCATCCGGCAGCCCCCGTACCGATCAGGGCCGAACGGTAGGTGGCGAGCAAGCCCGACGCCCTACCGTCCGCCGTGTACTCATCGTCACGGAGCATGAGCCACCCCGCAGCATGCTCAGCCAAGGCCGGGGCATACATGTCGTCGATCGGGACCGCGAAGGTCGTGGCCTGTAAGTCTTCGGAACTTACATGGGGCACCTCGAACGAACCGACATAGAGGTCCGGCCGCAGCCGGAACGCTAGTGCCAGCCCGTTGTTGACCGCAATCGCTATGTCATCGTCCGAGTAGCGCGTCGGCTGTAGCAGATCCTGACAGAGCGAGCGGACAGTTTGAGTTACCTCCGTGTAGAGCATTACTTCCGGTTCTTACCCCTGCCCGTGTGGGCAGGCTCGAACGAGATGTCAGCACCCTCGGCAGCCTGCTTGTCGGCTTCCTCCTGTGAGATACCCTCCTCGGTCTGGGCACTGGCATCAGGGTTCACGTCGGGTAAACCGGTAGGAGTGCCATCGCCGCGCTCGACGTCGGCGGCGGGCTGGAATTGCAGGCTCGCCTGAGCAGGCTTCGGGCTCGGCGCCGGGTTGGCAACCGTACCTTCCTTGTTGGTCCCATGCTTCGGCTTGTTCTTACCGAAAGGGGCGTCCGGGGTCGGGGCGTAGCCCTTGTCGGGATAGCCCTGAAGATCGTCCTCGCTCAGGCCCAGCAGGCGCGCAGCCTTCTGCGCCTCGCTTTCGGGGTCGCCCTCCTGCTCGTCGAATGGCTTGGAGGCTTCCTCCTCGCTCATCTCAACTTCCTCCAAGAGAGAACTCTTGGCCATCTCCTGGTTGTAGCCGAACACCATGCCGTCGGACTTGCGGCGCAGATACTTAGGCATGCTTGTAAGTCTCCATGCTTACGGCAAGGCCACAGGCGGGCCATCGAGGGAAGCTGTACCACCAGTAACCGCAAGGTGGTTCCCATACCAATCGACGATGGTCGTCGTCGTCAGGAATGGGGTAAAGAACACCAGCGCGCTAGTCCGGATTTTGGTCGGGCTCCAACCCAGGGCCAGTGCCAAGATCTCCTCGTCGGTCAGGATCAGGTTCCAGATCGCGCACTGAGCGAGCAGGCCATTGTAGAAGCCAGCTGGTGTAGAAATGTCGCGGACGCCGATGCTGGTGCGGTTAGGACCCGACGTGGTGCCGCTGTTGGTCGAACTCGTACCGGCGTTTGCACTGTCGCCGCTGACCATGGACCGCCTGCTTGTCGTGCTGGTGAACGTTGCAACGAAGTGGTTCCACGCGTTCAGCGTACCATTATTCACCGATGTCGCTGTCGCGTTGCCAACTGAACCTTGCTGGCCGCCCTGACAGTTGCCTGTGCCAGAGCCGCCTTGGGTTAGTCTCCAGCCGTGCGACGAGCCTGACGCCGAAATCGATACCGCGTTGCCGGCCGTCGTGAAGGAGCTGGACTTTCCCCAAGCGGAAAGCGTTATCGGGTTGGCAACTGCAGGCGTGGCAGCGACCCGTGCAAAGTCGCTGGTGCCGTTGAACTGAAGGCTACTCATGCCTCCTCCACGATTACGCTGGCCGCAACCAGCACAGCGTCAGCGTTCACGTTGGCATCGGCGTCACGGGTGATCCGAAGGTTGACCAAATCGCCTGCAACGAAGTCGTCGATCTGAGACGAGGTGAAGGTGATGGTGCCATAAGCCAATTGGCCAACGGTGGTTCGGGCTGCCACGGTAGCCGACTGAGGAGCGTAGGTGTGAACGGTAGTGTCCCAATCCTCGGCGTTGTCGATCCGCCTAAAAGCAGCCAACCAAACCACGGAGTTGCCGCTGGTGTCGGTGGTGTGGAAGCAGAACTTGACGGTAACGCCGGCACTGAGAGAGGCAGCTGATGGCACCCGGAACAGGCCGCCAATGCTCTCGTCGATCGTCTTGTCGAAGGCAAAACCCTGCATGGCGTATTCGCCGGACCCACCGACGAATGTCGTAGGTGCAGCGCCATTGGGGTTGGAGGGGACGAAGTTGATCCCCTGCGCAATGACGCGCTTGCCGAGACCGGTAGCCGTACCGGTACCGCCGTTGGCCACCGGCAGGACGCCGGTGACATGGGACGTCATGTCGACCTTGCCCCACGCCGGGGCCGTGGTGACGCCAGCAGAGGTCAGCACGTTGCCGGTAGCGACAGCAGGTAGCTTCGAGGTGCTGTTGGCTGCAGCGCCTACCAGCAGATCACCTACGGCGTAGGTCGTTTGCCCGGTGCCGCCGCTGGTCCCCGGCAGGGTTCCGGTTATGTCCGCAGCGACATTGACCTTCCCCCATGCCGGGGCTGCACCCGCCCCGCCTGAGCGCAGGACGTTACCGGTAGCGATGTCAGGCAGCTTGGCAAGGCTGGAAGTCGTATCAGCGTAAAGGAGATCACCGATGACGTAGGTCGTGAACCCCGTGCCACCCTTAGCCGGCCCAAGAGCCCCGGTAGTGGCCCCCGCAGCGGCAAGGTCGACTGCCCCAAAGCCCAGCGCCGTGCCTGAGCGACGCAGCACCTGGCCATCGGTAGCAGCCGTAATCTCCGCTGCGTCGCTGCTGGCGTTGGTGCCGTTACCTAGAACCGACAGCCCTGTAAGATTGGGCAACTTACCGAAGCCGATACTGTCGTTGGGGATCAGCGACAGCAATGAACCGATCGACAGCTTCTGCAGCTCCGTAGCGCCTGACGAGACCTGCACCGGTACGACATAGGTGATGTCGGCCGTGGCAGCGTTGAGCGCGTAGACCTGCCTGTTGGCCATTAGATCTGCACCACGTCGGTTGCGTTGATCAGAACCTGATCAGTCGCGTTGGCCAATAGAAGATCACCCGTCACCACCGGCGGCGCAGCCGCATCGCCCCAGTTGATGATCGAGGTCAGGCAGTTACACAGTTCGGTGTAGATGTACTCCGCCATCGGTTAAGCCAGGATCAGATCAACGCCAGCGGTCGTGCCGGTGTTGATATACTTGACCATGACCGGGACGATCTGCCCCGACTGCATGCCTGTCAGGGTGCGCGAGGTAGTAGCACCGACGCCGGTGAACACCACGTCACCGGCAGTCCGCACCCGGAAGCCGAGATTGGGTGGCAGCACCGTGGAGTTGCTGGGCGTCACCGGCAGCAGGTCGGTACCGAGGCAAGCGCTCGAATTGTAGCCGCCAGCCCCCGGTGCCACGTAGGCGACTGTCAGCATTTTGGGGTCGATGGTCTGGAAGCCGGAGATCTGCAGGCCGCGCAGGCCGGTGGCGAACGTATCCTCGCGCCGCACCAGCTCCAGCTGCGTCAGTGCCGAGGCAAACGCCAGACCGTTACGGCTGCCGGCGAAGATCGTGTCCTGAGCCGCCGACAGGTTCACCGACGAGTAAACGTCGAAGCGGGCGACGCGACCGACCATGCCAGCCTCGAAGCCGCCGCCACTGGCACCGATCACGTCCGGCGTGCTCTCCAAGGCAGCTGCGAACCACGGCGGCACAATGGCGAACCGACCAACCGGCGAGACACCCTGCTCGTCCAGAACCTGCGCCATCTTGGCCAGGGTCTGCACCGGCGAGTTGCTACCGGCGTCGGGCGTACCTGCTACCTGCGTCGGTGCGCCAGCTGTGCCGAGATTGACGTTGAGGCTAGCCTTGCCGGCAGTGGCACCCTTGTTGGCGGCATCGATGTCGAGCAGCAGCTTGGGCAGGTAGTACGCCTCTAGCGCCACCTTCATGTCTTCGGCGGCACCGGCAGCGATCATGTCCAGCAAGAGCAGGTCCGACTGAGCCTCGTAGACATCATCGACCAGGGCGTAGAAATAGAGCCCGTAATCGGTCGGGATGTTGAGCACGCCACTGCTCGGGCGCTCAACTACCAGGGGGCCGTTGACCTCGTAAGGGCGGATCGTGATCGTCGGCATGGTGCGGACGATCACCCGGTCACCAACGGTCTTGCCGTTGTCGGCGTCGTCCCAGCCCATCGTCGTGACCCGGCTCAACACCGTGTAGCTGTAGAGCTTTTCGGCGAGCCTCTTGGACCAGACGGCCGGGATGAAGACGCTGCTATAGGCCGGGTTCGGGTTGGCTGAACCGGCCGGCGTTGGGGTCACTGCTACAGGATACGCCATCTCTCGCTCTCAGGTTGTGGAGCATGCCGGCCCGTAAGTCCGCCCGACTTACAGACCGGCTCCCCCTGCGGCCTTACCCAGCAGCTTGTAGACCCTTAGCCGCGAATGACGTAGGCGCCAGTCAGCAGCGTCGGATCGATCACCTTGTAGCCGTAAACCTGCAGCCCGCGCATCTGCTGGCCGAACGTGCTCTCCATGCGCAGGGTCTCGACCTCGCTCAACTGCGAAGCAAAGGTCAGGGCGTTGGCATGGCCCGCCATGCACCACCACGCCTTGCCAGTGCCCTCGGTGGCCGACGGCAACAGGTTGGAGCGATAGATCGTGAAGCGGTCAATCATGCCGATCTTGCCGTTGCGCAGGACCGACGTGTCGTCGCCCATGCGCGACGCATCCTGGAAGTTGTCGGCCTTCAGCAGCAGCCCGCAGACCCACGACGGGGCCACGAGAAACCTTCCGGTCTCAGGGCAGTTCTGCTCGTCGAGCACCGAACCCAGATCGACCACCATGTCGGTCACGCGGACCTCGTTAGCGACCGGGGTGGCCTTCTTGTCGGCCAGCAGCTTGAGCGGGGTGCCAGCAACGCCGAGCGAGTAGCCGGTCGAGATGCGGCCAGCGGTGAGCCCGGTATTGGCGGCCACCAGCGACGCCGGCAGCGAGCCCAGAACCTCGGTGTCGATGGCGATCTTGAGCTGCTCGGCAGCCTCCTGCGTCCACAGATCGAGGACGTTGATGTCCATCTGGACCTTCATAACGTCGTCGAGGATGGTCGCGAAATACTTACCCTTGTCGATCAGCAGCTCGAGGTTGCCGCGCGACGGGCGCTCGAGTGTAATGCCCTGATTGGCTTGGTAGTCGCGGATGGTCAGGGTCGGGCGCTGACGGATGATGACCTTATCACCACCGTTCTTGATCTCACCCTCGTACATGGTGTTGGAAATTCCCGCCAGCACGGTGCTGTCGTAGAACTTCTCAATCATCTTGGTCGACCAGATCTCCGGGATAAACGTCCCCGAGTAGGCCGGATTGGGATTGGCAGAACCAGCAGGAACCGGGGTTACAGCAACGGGATAGGCCACAGCCGTCTCCTAGGAGTGGGGGACAGCGCCTACTGTAAGTTCCGGTTCTTACGGTGCTACGAGCTAGGTAACTCGACCTGCAGCGATCGCCTCGTTGAAGTAGCTTTCCCACTCCTCCAGGGCTTTGCGGTCGTTGTTATAAACGCCTCGTATCCGGTCGTTGCGGAACTGTGCCAGCTCAGCGCGGGTTACGGTCGGCGGCTCGTCAGTTGCAGTCTGCTGGGAGTTCCCGGCACTGCGAACTCGACCAGGATGCACGAGAGTATCCAGCGGCACCCGGCTGCTCCCTGTGCCGTTACTCGGACCACCGGACCCATTGGGCTTGTCGGTGCGGTTCGGCTGGGTATCAGCGGGGCGGGTCTGGGTCTTGGTCCCGGTCTCAGCCCTGTACGTATTGAATACGGTCAATACGCGTTCACTGTCTCCGGCGTCAACACCTTGCTGCAGGATCAATTTCCGCTGAATGCGCGAGAACGGGTCGAGATCGTTCAGCCAATTCAGGAAACCGGGGTCCTCATTCTGCTTGCGCCAGTCCGGCAGGCCACGATC